CCCTGTACTAGGAGTTCTAATTAATGTTATGCCTTTTTTAACTACAGGAAAATGTCCTGTAATGTCATAATCATCTAATGCTGACGGTTGTGTAGAACTTGGTGTAAAATCAACATCACTTATCATATAGACTGGATTGTTATTTACAAGGGCAATAACTACAGGAATAGCAACATCTGACGGACTGGAATTAACATTTGTACTTAACAATTGTGTAGTACCTGTACCAGCAGCTTGAGGTCCTACTAATACAAATTCACTTGCACTTGTTCTAGCAAACAACTGATTTGTGTTGCTATTATACCAAAGATCTCCTTCAACTAACCCAGCTGGTTCTACTGAAGCAACTTCTGCTCCGCCTGCTGTTTTCCAGGTTGTTCCTGTATAATATTTTAATTTGTTGGTAGAACTATCAAACCAAACTTGTCCGCTTATTGCTTTTGCAGGACTTGTTGATCCAGCAAAACTTTCTAGTAAAAATAGAAAGTTTTCGTTTTGTGCTTCGCCATATCCGCTATAGTTTTTACCTATTAATTTTAAATCAGTTGTGTTGTCAACTGTACCATCTTCTAGTGATAATAATTGTGCTCCACTAAATCTATTAATTATGTATGCCATTGTTATTCCTCAAGTTGCAATGTATTTATTTGTTTTACGGCGTATAAACAGTTGTCTCCTGGTGTGTCCAAACTCCAGCAATTACTTTGAATCTCATTGTGTAACGTGTAATATTAAACGTTACATTAATTGGTACTGCTGTGGCACTAACGTCTTGTACTACACTAACGTTTTGTGTACCACCACTATCTACAGCAATAAAACTTTTATTCAATTGCGCATTAACGTCTGCTGTATCAGTTCCAGATGCTGCAATTGCACTGGCGTGTATGTATGCCAGTGTTTGATTAGGTACTGTAGTAGCATTTACTAGTGCTTGTAGTATTCCTTTAACATCATTGTTATCTGCTGAATTTGTGCTTGCTGTAATTGTTAATCCGGTAACATCTAATCCAAAAACATACGGCTTAGATCCTAATTCAACATCAACATATTGTTTTGTAGCAACTGCATCGTTATCTGATTCTGTAAGTAAAGGATTCTCTGTAACAGCTCTTGCACTTATTGGTGTTTTTACGCCTTTTATTTCTTGTGCTGTACCAACTACTTCAATTGGACCATTTGATGTAAGTTCGATACCAGCACTAGAGTTTGTTATTCTATTGCTGTCTATATTGATATTGTCAATTGTTAGAGATTCAAGAGATCCAATATTTACAAGTCCTGGTGCTGAAGTTACAGTTGATGCTATTGATGTTTTATCAATAAGAACGTTTCCTTCTAGTAATAAGCCTCCGTCAGCATTGTCAATGTTAATATTGTCTTCTGTTGTCCAAGCAGTTGTTGCTGTTCTATAAGTCCACTTGATACTTCCGCCAGTTGTTTCTATTAACAAACCTGCATCATCAACAAATTCGCTACTACTATCAAGTAAGCTACTATCATCTGGGATAGCCAACTGAATGTTTTTATCTGCTACCCTTAACGATGTAACTGATTCATTTACAAGTGTACCAACTGTTAAATCGCCTTCGATTCTTAAATCACCTGTAATTCGTTGATTGCCTGTAACATCTAAATCGTACGCAGGTGTTTGTGTAAAAAATCCTATTTTTCTAGTGCTTGCATCAAAATATTGAGCTGTGTAAGGAGCAGTAGAATCTTTCATTTTAATTTCATAATCTACATCAGTAATAGTATTTGAATGCGTAACAACACCTCCGGAAATTAACAAATTGTAGTCAGAATCTGCTCCTATTACAATACCTTGATCGTTAGCAATTCTTAATTTTCCAGCCATTGTATCACCGGCTGTGTCAGTTGCACTTACAAAATCGTTGATTCTAAATTCTGTTCCTAGCTCGTCTGTGATAGCAAGTGCTTTATCAGCAATACCATCAAGTATAAAAGTGCTAAAAGCACTGTTAACATTCATACCCATTCTTAGTGTTGAGAATCCTGTTATTTCTATAGCAGGTGTAAATGCTTCTCTTGCAATAATTATTAACGGTGTTCCACCAACATATATGTACACAATAACTTTGTTCAAACCAAATAAATCTTTAACAGTATCTACCTTAATTCCGCTAAGACCTTGTGTTTTAGTATAATTAGGGCCTATAAGAATCCAAGACTGTCCGTCCCAAAAATAAACTTGATTTGTAGTGCTATCAATCCATATATCACCTTCTACTTTTTCTAAAGGTGCTGTTGCACTTATTACACTACTGTCTGTACTTCTAAATGTAGTGCCATCATATACTTTTACTCTGTCTACTGTAGAGTCAAACCAAAGTTGTCCTTTTATAGGTTTAGATGGCGCTGATACGTTTGCAAAATTTTCAAGCAACTTTATAAAGTTTTCATTTAAAAATTCACCAAACCCAGAATAATTCTTTCCTATAAAAGTAAGATCAGTTGTTGTATTGTCTATTTTACCATCAATTAATTCTGTTAATAATGTACCATCAGTTTTGTTTAACCTATAACTCATATCACTTGCCCCGTATATATAATAAAGTTCATTGCAAGGAACGGATCAGTAGTATCTAATGGATTATTTGTAGCACCCGGTATACCACCAGTTACTGAAATTTTAGTTCCGCTTGCTCCATCTGCAGCAGCTCCACCTGCACTAGAACCTGATCCAGTTTGTGATGCAACTGTAGTTGTAGCATAATATTGGTCTCCGGTGTCACTTTCTAAATCGTGTGTGTGATCAGGTAAATTAGCTGAAGTAATTGTATTAGTTGCGTTACCGCTTACACCTCCGAGAGATGCGGTACCTGATGTAATTCTATTGTTATTACTGCTAGGAGAACCAAGTAAGCCGACTGGATGTCTACCTCTTAAATCTGGAAGTGCAAATGTGTTTGCACCAGAAGATCCATATGTTGTTCCAATTACATCATATAGTAAATTATATGTTGTAGCAATTTGAATAGATCCATCACAAAATAACCATCCTGATGGTGCTGTGCCTCCAGCATATGGCATCACTGACCCAATTGGAATTGTTTGAATACTTCCTATAATATCGTTTTGTGTTGCTTTATATAATGTGCTTCCTCTTGCAACTAGCAGTTCATCTGTTCCAACAATTGGCGCTGGTACAGCTGGCTTATTTGTAACAAAAGTAGGATCAATTACACTATTTGCAAAAGTTTTTGTAAGCCCACCTGTTTGTCCGTCATAAGTGAAACTGTCAGCAGTTACCTCACCAACTAATCTAAATGTTGTTAAACTATTAAGTTTTCCAGAACTTGTTGATGTTCCGTTCAGTGTTCCTGTAATACTTAAACTTGATCCACTTTTTGGTTGAATTGATGTAGTGTTTATACGGTTTGCGTATAAATTATCATAGTAAAGAGTAGTATTACCAATATTATTTGCACTATCTGTTTCTGGTAGTAAAGTTTCAGCAACTATATTGCTGTTTACTGTAAGGCTACCGCCAACGTGCAAATCTTGTGCTACACCTATACCTCCAGGAGTTGTAATAGAACCTGTAATACTACTTGTAGAATTTGTTGTATCTGTAGTTTTTAATGTTCCGCTTGTTAATATGTTTCCAGTTACATCTAATGCTTCTGTTGGGTTTGGATTATTAATCCCTGTATTGTTTGTATTTTCTGATTGTTTAACTCTTATTGCAGGAGTTGAAGATACAATCGACCTAATATCTAATGTTCCTGTACCAAAATGTTCAATAATACTATCTGCATCTTCAATTTGTAAACTTAGGGTTTTTGTTTGTCCTAGTTCAATACCTCTATTGTCACTTATTCTAATAGGTGCATCAATTGTTTGCTTTCCAGCTTCTGCATCGTTACGCACAAAGTTTGTACCTGGCACAGGCAAATTGTTTATAACAATATTGTTTGCTCTATCTGCTGTACCGTTTAACACAGACGATAATGTCCTGTTTAAGTTTATACCAACTTTAAAAGGAACCGATGATGTATAACCTGCAATATTTGTTTTTGGTGCAAATTCTTCATCTGATATAATTGCTACAATAACATCTTCTGCATATATTGCTGTTACTTGTTTTGCAGGAGTGTCATCTGCTCTATCAATACTATATGCAATTGCACCAGTGATTTGTGCAGAACTATATTGTGGACCTACAAGCACATACCCACTACCTGAATAAATGTACATTTGACTATTGTTAGTGTCGACCCAAATATCTCCTACTACACTATTATCTGTTGCTGGCTGAACTGTTGATTTTTTTAATCCGCCTGCTGATACCCATTGTGTACCATCATATATTTTTAATTGGTCAATCCCTGCTGTAGTATCATACCACAATTGTCCTTCGACAGGATTGCTAGGTGGATTTGCATTAGCAAAATTTTCTAACATATGTAATAAATTTGTATTAAAACTTATTCCATAACCTGTAGAGTTTTGTCCAATCAATCCAAGACTTGTATCTGTATTGATTGCATTATCTTCTACAGTTATTGTACCTTTATTTGCTTCATCTGTAAAGGGTATTTCATATGCCATTAGCTATTCCCTCCGCTAAGGCTTTGTACTCTTACAGTGTAGTCAATTTGAATCAATCTATTCAATGATTTTTGCACTGGGTGAAAAATTACGTGTGTAATTAATCTACCTGTACCACTAGCACTATAGCCTCTCAATCCTAACTCGTCAAATACAAACTGTTGCTCAGTATCTGCGGCAGTATCAAATGCATCTTGTCCATCTGGTTCGCCATAATCAAGTAGACAGCTGATGACAATATCGGTGTAATTAGTGCCGGCAACGTGTCTAGTTTCAATTTTATTACGTGTAGGATCAAGATTATTAACATTATTTGCATCAACAACTTTAGTATAAGTTTGATTGTATAAACTTGCGTTTGTTCCTGTGCTATTAGGTGTCAAATAAGTTATAATTCCAGTTGGATCAACAATTGTTCCACCGTTACCAAAACTCATTTCACTTATAAATCCTTGGCCAATATTTCCAAGACTTTCTGCAAGGCTTATACTCATATTCTCATAATGAATTGCATTGCGTTTGTCAACAAACACAAAGCCCGTTTCTGGGTTAAATATTTTTATATGACCTTCTATATGTACACCGTTTTGTTCTTTTTCTATCATAATACTATCCTTATTGTATTTATCGGGCGAGCTTATATGTGCTATCTGTTAGAAACTTGCTTATAGTATTTTTACTATTAGCTAAACTGACACCGTCGTCATTCCAAATCTTTCCTGTTTTTCTTATAATTTTAACTTCAGTATTATTCAACGGAGCATTTACCACAGTCAAAATATTGTTTTGTATTGTAAATTCTGGAGCAACAACAACATCACCTCCAGGGCTATCTTGATCCTTTGTTTCATCATATACATAGTAATTATAATCAGCCGTTGTATTATTAGGATCAACTGGTATAGCTTTTCTAAGTCGTTTACCTGCAACAAATACATCAAATTCATTCACACTGGAAGGCGTCCAATTTAATATAAACTCGTTAGTGCTTCCGTCTCCAACAAACTTTTGAGTGTATGTTGTGTCTTGGTACGGTATAGTTTCGCTAGTACCTTGATGAAATACTCTACTTCCTTGGTTGTGTAATTCTTTTACACCAGTACCTAAAGTGCCTCTGCGAAGCTGTCGTAAAACATTACCATCTTTTTCATAATATTCAATTCTTTCACCATCTATAAAAATTATACCAGGAATAGATGATTGTTTATTTGGCTCGTCTAATCCATCTGAGCTGTCTAAGACTATTGCTAAATCATAATAATTTAGGGGTGAAGTTAATCTGTATTCTCTTTCACTGTTAATACGTTTATAATGATATCTATTCAACATATCTTTGAATATTCTAAATGCAAATTTCTTTTTACTCACTGGTGCTGTAAAATATAATATTTCTATTTGATCATTCAAAATAGGAGCATTTGATAAAATTATAGTTTTTCCATCTTCGGCAAGAATGTAATCTGACTGTGCAGTTAAAAATTTACCGTTTAAAAACACCCAAGCATAATTTGCACTAGGTATAATACTATTTAAAACAATATGTCCTTTGCTTAATAGATTTTTTGCAAAGTAATCTGCAGAACCTTCTGGTGCTTCTGTGCCATCATAATTTACACAATAACTTAATCTCTCAAACTCATTTGTGTCGTGATTAGAAAATACGTAAATTTTTACATCTTCTGTAGGAATGTCTTTTAGACTCAATCTATCACTTTCTACTACATTGATGCTATCTATTCTAAAATCTGTACTATCATCAAAATATAATGTAGGTGTATTGTCTTTTTCTGATAATAATATTAAATCTCGTACATAACCTTGCAATTTGATAGTTACGTCATCGCCGGATTTTGTGTATTCTTGAACTGTAGCAATTACATTTGTACTATCATTCAGTGTAAAATTAATTTGATCAAGTGGCTCATAATCTACAAGGCTTCCTGCATTTGACAAGTTTACTACAGTGTCAACAAAGAAATATTCTGCACTGTCTATAATGTAAACACGCATTACATCTCCTGGTTTGCCTACTGCTCTAGTTGTTAAGTCTAGTCTTCCATTTATAGTATCATAAACATAATTTACAGGATCTATTTTACTATCGTTGATGTAAACTAATATATCAGATTGTTTAATAAGTGTTTTATCTTTAAACTGCCAATTATCAATTTCGTATGTTCTATCAGTTGTAAGCGTATGTTTTACAACGTGTCCTGCTTCTAAAAATTTATCTCCAACTTTCACTAATATGTTATGACTAATTGGTTTTTTATTGAAAGGTAATGTGACAGCTCCATTTACTCCAAATGTATGCGAGCGTTGTGTTGATACAAATCTATCAAATGTATCATCTATTGCAAGCTGACTATACTTAGTTCCTGTACCTGCATATAAAGAATAAGTTACTATTGAATTTAATGTAGGGGCTTCTCCAAGAGTAATAATAATTCTATCTGCATTTTCCCCATATTCTGGACCTGCTTTATCGATAGTGAAGTTTGTGGTTACTACACCATTTATTGCTATAACACCAGTAATATTTTCTACCCAATTATATCCTGTGATAAATGTCCTTGTCTTTCCGTCACCAGTGAAAGTATCACTATCAATGATACTAGATCCATTTGTTCCAATTGCTAGTAATGATAAATGTTTACCTACAGGAAGTAAAGAACTATCACTTATTCTCAGTATTTTTTCAATATAATCTATCTCATATTGAGTAGGATCTAAAACTACATTATCTAGTTTAACAATAACGCTATCTTGGTTTGCTGGTAAATCTTCTAAATAATATTCTGCTGAAATACCATCTGTTCTAAAGTTTTGTACTGTTATTGCGCCTTGCCCGTCACTAACTCTTTCTATTACTTGGATGTCAAGTGTATCTAAAACCTGTCCTGGAACTTGTTCTTCAGGACCTTTACTAGATGTAGGTGTAACAAATCCATCACCATCAACTACTACGTCACCTGAAGCAACTCCTGTTGCTGTTTGGAAAATGTTACCAAGATTTGTTAGAGATCCGCCACTTATTTCAGTATCAAAAATAACACCAGAAGGAGTAAATGCGCCATCGCTTGATTCTTTTCTTATAATTATTGTATCGCCATCTTTTGTTACAAGTAAATCTTCATTAATATCAAATGTAGATGTTATGCCGTCTCCAGTAATTGTAAGCATAATAGCATTTGTATTATCTTGTCCTACTGTTCCAAATTCAGGATCATCTATTCTTATAGGATTATCACTAAGTCCAGCAGTAGCAGACTTGTAATAAATGTTATATTTTATACCAGATTCAAAAGGCTTGCTTGCTGTAATTGTTTTTGTACTTCCATCAAGAATTATAACTTCATCTTCTAGATTTCCTGAGAATCTATCAAAGTCGGTTATGCCAAATTTATCACCTGAGTCAAAGCCTGTGTTTGCACCAAAAGTTGCTGTGTCAATTTGTACACCGCCATAATCAACTCCATCCATCAATTGTGATAATTCTTTACCAAACTGTCCAGTTGTTGGATTGTAGTAAAAATTAATTCTATCAGTAGCACTTAAATAATTAATATCTTTTTTGTATGTTATAACTATACTTGTAGCATTAGACGGAGGATTAGTAAATGTTATTCTTCCAAAGTTTCTTGTGTAAGATGCAGTAGTGTCTAAAATATTTTCAACAATGTAATCACTAGATAGTTGTTCTACAGTATCTACTACAACTTTTGTATCTGCAGGTTTTACACTTATAGGCCATTTCACATTAAATTCTATTTGCGAACCTGTTCCTGTAAAGTTTTCAGTAACATCAAGATCTGTAACCAAATAAGAACCAGATACTCTATCAAATTTAATCAACATATGAGTTGATCGTACAGGAGAGTTTCCAATTATAGCATAAGCTATAACAGGAGTTCCTGTATCACTTTGACTGCCTGTAACTGTAATATTTGGTGCAGTTATGTATTTTTTACCTTGTGTGTTAACAACAATACCTGTTACTGTATCACCTGATAAAGTTGTAGTGCCTGTAATTGTTGGGCCACCGCCACCTGAAATAGTAACGGTAGGCGATGAATACCAACCAGATCCTCCATTGGTAATTTTGATTTCTTTTATTTCAAAACCAACATTATCAAACCAATTCTTTTGAGGATATGTTGTAACAAATTCACTGTAGTTACTTATTTGGCTATCTACAACCTGTGCAGGTTCAGGAATAATTTTTTGTGCATTTGCATCATAGCGCGGCGGTAAGTCAAAATCGCTCACAACTGTTGATGTTGGTTCTATATTTTCATATGCACTTACATATTCTCTTATTTTTGCACTGTAAGGTTTGACTTCGTTAACATATTCTAAATAACTATCAAGGCTATCATTTTTGTATGTCACTTTTTGTGATAATTGACCTACGTTGTGTTTTGCTTTAATAAAAGATGTTTTAAATATCCAATCTACATTAGGTTGTTCTGCTAGTGCATATCTTACGCTACTAAAAAATAATTTATTCCACTCAACTAATAATTGGTCAACAAATATATCTTCTTTGATTGCATTTAATATTACTCTTACTTCTTCACCAGCATCTCTATCATACAAAGCACTATCATACACAGCTTTGTCAAATCCAAATTTTTCATTGCTGTAAAGTAGTCTACTGAATTCTATTGTTCCGTTTTGTCTACCAATAGTTTCATAATTTACTGTGTAATCTACTTCTGCTTGGTTGTCTATTTTGCGTAACAACAACCAACCACCTGAGCCTATTGTTTCAACTTTTACAATATCACCTAAGTTGTCTTGTAATCCTTCTAATGCATAACTTCCCGGTACAAGATAATCAATTGCTGTTTCAACACTATAGCCGGTTGCGTACCAGTCAATATAATTCCAATACAAACTTGCATCATAATTTTGATTATTAATTCTGATCCATTCTTTTTCTGTCTGATTCCATATGTAAGTTGTCCAAAAACCTAACAACGTTGAGTCAGAATTTATAAGTGCAGTAAACGGTCTTACTGTTATCACTGTGCTTTGAGAATAATTTATACCAGCATTTACAATGTTTGCTTCTATAACTTGTCCTAAATTGTTTATATAAGTTTCAATTTCTGCACCAGTGCCTGAACCTTGTATTAAAACACTAGGTCCTCTACGTTTTGTTTCTGTTGCACTATTAAATGCAGGATCTATATAACCTCTACCAGGTTCAGTAATTAATACGTTTGTTAATCTTCCATCTGTAATTGTTACATCTAATGTGGCTTGTTTAATTTTTGACGTTCCAACAAATCGTAAGAGTGTTTCATTTTCAATAGCAGTATCATATGTTCTTGAAACAGCAGTAGGAACAGGATCTTTGCTAGACAATTTGCTAATGTCAAATTCATCTACAATAAGATTTTTTGCTAAAACTAAATTTATGCGCTCTATTACTTGCTTTAATGCTTCTGTTTTATTCACAAACATTGTTTGTAATGGGTTGTCTAAAATACCATATCTTCTAGCAGGACTTAAGGTAGTAACAGGTAGTAATGTTTTTTGTTCGTCATACCCAACTAAACTATCTATCCATTTGTCTACAATCTTATCACTTGGTTGACTTGTTGATAATCCTTCAGTTATTAAAGAGTACTCTCTATGTAAATTGTTTGGTAACACTTCCTCTGTATTATAATATTCAAAATGCAAAATTGTATCTTCATCTTTTACTAAACTTTGACAATTATAAACTGCAAAATTATCTGTGCCAAACAATCCAACAAACCTATAACCATTACCAGCAGGATCTTCTATTAAAGATGCAACAGTGTCTGCACTGATTGTTCTGTTTTCAAGTACAGGAACCACTTTTGAATTTTTTACCCAATAAAAATACTTTGACGAAAATAAACCAGTAATAGGATCATAAACATTTTTTCTTACATAGTTAGTGTTGCCGTATTTTGAACTACCACTTACTCCTTGTGATAATCCTTCAGTAGTATCTGCAATGGCATCCCATTCTTCAGGCAATAGTGTGCTCTCTACCCATTCATAAATGTCTACACTGTATCCTGGAACTACCTTGTTCCATACATTTGAACTATACTCAGTATTTTTTTGATATGGATTGTACCATTTAACAGCATTCAAATCCCAAAGCAATTTACCAACATATTCTTCACCCCAAGGATTTACTTCTCCTGTGCTTGTAGATCCAATATTATAAACTGCCGGGTCATAGTATAGTTTGTAGTCTAGTTCTTTTTCTGCTGCATTTGCAATTTTACCTTGTATAGGATCAATTGCATCCAAATATGTAATTAGATCACTAGTCTGCCTATCGTATAAAAATGTTCCACGCATTTTATTGTAATCAATAAAATCTGTTGCCGCACCTAATGTTGTCCAATTTACAGCATCTCTATTAGCTCGTAAATCAAAAATAATTCCTCTTTTATTATTGTTTGTATCAATACCTTCAAATCCTAAGTACAAATGGTTATCTTGATATTCTATTTCTACATCTCTAGCACCAGATAAATCTCTTGCTATAACTACGCCATTTGGTTGTGTATAGTAACTTTCATAGTCAATTGTTTCACTAGCAGTATACTGATCATTAAGTAATTCAAAAGTGTATGCTTGTGGCCTTCTAGTTGATATATTCAATAATCTAGTAGTGTTGTTGTCAAATATAGTTAGATTACTATCAAAAGTAGTTTTATCTATATTTCTTCCATTTACGCCAAGTACACATAGTTTATTGTTACTAAAATCTAGCTTATAACCAAATCTTTCATTCTTTGAAGATTTTGGTGCTTGCAATGTTTGCGTATTTTCAAATTGTAAACTTGAAGTATTGTATTTGTGTATGTATACAATACCTTTATCTGTTCCTGTATCTGTGCTATCTTCAATATCAGCACGATTGGCACCTACAGCAATATAATTTCCATTGTCACTAATAGCTAAACTAGTTCCCCATAAATCGCCAACTTCAGGAGCTGTCAATACTTCATAAAAAGCATATCTACCTTCTACTAATCTATAAACATAAACTTGGAATTCTTCTGTTGATGTGTTGAAAGCAGTAAATGCAAGCACTTCTCCATTTTTACTTACATCAATATTTTTACCTGCTTGATTTGTATTATTAAAAACCGTACTATCATTATCGCCATCTATTGTAGTTGTATTAGGCAAATACCCAAACCTGTCTATACTAGAATCTATAGCTTCCCAAAGTGTTGCATTTGACGGATTGTCTCCTCCAGGCGGTATATCTACTTTTGCTTGGAACAATACTCCTTCATAATAAACTATCTCATCTATAGTGTATCCGAATGTATTATTATGAACACCCCTATAATTTTCATCTTGTGTTCCTAAAAAGTCCATTTGAATATAAGTTGAATCGTATATGTATACCCGTCCGTTGTTGCCTTCACTACGTACAAATAATTTGTAAGTTAGATCAGTTGTAAATGCAGTTTCTAATCCAATACCAAACTTTTCATCTGCTGTAGGAATACTAGATACAAATTGATCTAATAAAAAGTAATTATTGTCGAGCTGTTTTTTGTATACATAAACAATACCTTGATTTGTTAAACCACTAGGTGTACCATCTCTGTCTGCAGGTATTTTGTAAACTTGTCTCCAGTCTTGGCTAGTGGTATGTATTGTACTACCGTCGTCTTGTGTATCACGTAATGCACGCCAAAGTGTTTCTCTATCAGTAACAATATCACCTGCTAAAATTGTTAGTGAAGGATCTATATCTCCTTTGTATTTTGTTTTTACATTACTTGCAAGTGGCGCAGAAACAAACATAAACTGTCCGTCTTCTGAAAATTTAATTTTTTTACCAAAGCCACTATTACTATCGTGGAAACCATCAGGTACGTTTATTTCTTGTACAAAAACAAGTGCAAGTGTTTCGCTACTTCTTGTATAAATGTAAACTGTTTCGTCATCTGGTCTACCTGCTGCAAATATTGAATTTGATTTATTCACTGCAAAAGAAGATGCAAAACTTCCGTCTCCGTCATCATTATTTTGTAATTCTGTTTTACCATCAAAGATTTTTTTATTTCTAAAAACGCCAAATTTATCATTAGCTACATTATCAATCCAAATAGTATTGTTTTCATTTAATCCAAATTCATTTAAATCATCATTAACATTATTAGGTGTTGCATATCTTTTCGATAGTAATTTAGTAACTAGTCCTGTTGTACTATCTCTTAGGTCTACACGTTCTTCAGTAAATGTTGTGTTTGTTACTACACTTACAATTGTGTCTGATATACTTGCAACTTTATAAAATCCATCAACTGCATCATCAACAAATTGCAAACCAAAAATATCATTCACAGCTATTTCAGGAACACTGTCAAATAACAAATTAAAACCACTATCTGTTTTAATATATTCTACAACCCTATTAGGCACTACAACGTGCTGGTATATGTTCCAACTATTTTTTTCAGAAGTTACCCAGATTATGTTATCAATTTCAACATTTGCAATATCTAATTCTAAAATATCGTTTGGAGTCTTTGCTATAAAATCAACTTGATCTAAACTTACATAGCCTGCTGTTTTGCTAAATTCAGTTGTATCATATTTTTTAGGAAAAGGATTATTTGTATAATTTTGTGGCTTTATATAAACTTTTGATTCTGGTATTTCATAGACTAAATCTGTTCTTGAAATATCTTCTCTTGTCACCAATTCAATTAACTGTGGTTCTATTCTAAATTTAGTTTCGTCTAGTCTATACTCCAATTCATCAAATGTATCTGTCGCACCGTATTGTGCATTTCTAATTGCCCATTCTTCGTAAAAATTTAAACTGTCTTGATCAGCAGATCCTAATTTATCGAACAATTTAGTTAAACTATTTTTACTTCCTTTTTCTTGTATAAATCCTTGATAAAATTTGTATTGACTAATATCATCTTCTATTATATTATTTAGATAGTTTCTTTTTTGATATCCTATAAGGTGTTGAGCAAGACGTTGCTGTTCACTATCAAAATTATCTGTATCTAAATCGTAAAAATCTGCAAATTGATTTATCTTATAATCAAAGTTTGTTTTTAAACCGCTTGTTGGTCTTTCTTCTAACCGATTCCATTTGTTATTTTCAAAAACAGAATTACCAGAAATAAATTCATTTGCTGAATAATAAAACTCTTTATATTTTACAACATCACCAAGTGCATAGTCTTTCCATTGTTCCCATTCTGTAATTTTTGCTTGATCATAAAGAAACCCAGGAATATTTAGATTGCCATTCCAGTTGTCTGTTCTGTATCCTACAACCTTTAGTCTTTCTTGTCTATATCCGCTGTTTGGATTATAAATTGTATCATTAAAAACTGTTGTATTATCTATAATTACAGCGTGATCTTTTTGAATCAATCCTAATTTTGCAAAATAAACACTACTTTCGTTTGTACTTATTTCAACAGTATTTCCTACATCTCTGTTTATAGTAATAGATAAATCTGCTACACTTGTACCATCAAGTGAAAGTATTTTATATCCAAATATATTATCTTTAATATTATCAACAACAAAATAATCTTTAGAAAATTGCAATCTATTGGCGCCAGGACTCAAAGTAATAATTGTGCCAACTGCCCAGTTTTGTGTTGTATAAAATAAAAACTCTTTTAAACTAAGTGTCCAGTTTTCAATGGCTTCAGTTTCTCTGTTGAAATAATCAAAACTAAATCCCTTTTGTTTTAAATTGTGTTCGTAGCCTTGTAAAAAATCAACAACTTCTTGTATTGTAGATAATACAGATCCATATTGCAATTCTTGTGTTTGTTCTGTAAAGTTTTTTCTTAATGTAGCAGTAGCACCACCTACAACAGGCAAAGTTTTGAGTACAGTATAAAAACTTATATCAAAAGTATCGCCACTTGTATGATTAACATTTACTCTATAATATGAATTTTGGAACTTAACAATTTTTCCTGCAACATATTGTTTGCCTTCAGCCCAATTAATAAATCCTTCACTTATGCCGCCAACATTTATAGCAATATCGTTTTGTGATATAAATGGTAAGTTATATGTAAACTTTGGAAATTCTTTGTCATAACCATTTATTTTAAATCCATTTGTTTGTTTTTCTATTATAACACCACTGTAAGTTACAACCTCTAAAGGCGAACTAGAAACTAAATCTATTTTATAATTTTCAAATGGTACAAATACATTTCCTTTGTTGCTTGGATTTTTACTATCTAAAACAAGTTTAAGTTTATCTTTGTCAGCAAAGCCGCCAAGTTTAAAACTAATTTTTTGTTTTAAGTTAGATAATTCTGTGACAAAATTATTGTATTCTGTAGTGATATCACTTGCCATATAATTGTAGATATAATTTACTAATCCAGTTGCTAATATATTTTTGTTATTTGCATCAACTGTTGCAGGAAACTTTAAATTAGATAATTTAATTCTTCTTGTTACATCTGCCTTGTATGCAAGTTGGTTTGTATAATCTCTACAAACACGTGATCTATCAAACCCTACACCCAAAACTTTTGCTGGTCTGTTTAACATAATTGCTTTTATTAAAGCAAAAGGATATTCACTGCTTCTACGCCAAGCAGTTTCTGCAGGCGTATGATCACCAAATTTAAAACGTTTTCCTTTTTGAGTTACAAAACTAAACTCATTTACATAACCACTATCAAGAGGACTTAATACATTTCCGCTTGAATCTACAGGAATGTGTTTTGTCAATCCAGGGCGTATAAATCTTTTATCTGCTTTAACGTTTGTTGTTGATCTAATAATACCTCTTTCAAGATCACTCCACAAAACTAAATTGTCTTTAGTATAAGGCGCAGGTCCATATCTACTTTCCCACCAGCTAGGCTTTACACTAAATCCTAACATCTCCCAAGGTCTTAAATTAGGACTATCAGTGTCATATGCATTTATGTAAATGCCTCTCCAAAAGCCAGCTAATGGTTGATTTGTTTTACTACTACCAAACCCATAATTATATGTAAATGTTTCAGTATCTTTTACAAAACTATTATCTGTATAATCTGGATTGCCAGTTTTTGTTAACCATTTTATAAAATCCGAAATTAAAACATCATCAATATCTTTTTTAGAAATTTGAGTATTTCTAAATTCTCCGCCTATGTAATCATAGATATTAAAAATATTTTCATCATATGGAACTTTGATGTTATTATATAAACGTTTTTCCATTTCTATGATTAGATCATCTCGATAATCATCATAACCAATTATGATACTGCCATCGTGTCCTCTAATTGCAGTTTGGTTTTCACCATAAGTTGTATCTGTAAACTTTTCAGGTTTGTATGCAGGAAACAATCCTAATTTTGTAGGTGTTTCAGGTATATAACTACCATTTGTTGTTTCGTATTCATATATTTCTATCTTATCATCAACTTGTAGTGAAAATGAAGTAGTGAATTGGACAAATCCTTCACTTGAAAATGTATAGTCTAAACCGTGGCAGGCTTGCGTATCGTTTACATAGACATATACTGCCTTTTCACTTAATTCGTCAAGTGTGAAAGGCATTGTTAATGCATAAAATTTTAAATCTGAATCTAAAACAGTATATTCTATTTTTTTGTATGCACCTATGCCAACCATATCCGAACGATAAAAAGGCATAGTTTCTTTTTTGTTTGAAGCTAACGATAATAATATTTGATCTACTTGTTCTCTAATTGTTCCGTTTAGGTTCAATGTTTCTGCTTCTTGTATAAATGCCCTTTTAAGTTTGCTATATTCATTTTTTGCAAATGTCATTGCAGAAACAAGATTACTTTCTTTTTTGGCTAATGTATACAAAGGTAAATTTATTGGCCCGCTGTGTTGAACAAATTTACGTCCATAAGGTTTTACATTTCCTAAATCTCTCAAATTATTTGCACCAGGTTGGCGTCCTGAAAAATTTGGAACTTCTGTAGCTACACTATCAACGTGATCGGAAACTTCGCCTAAAGTAAATTCAGTAATGTTGTCATTCAAAGGATTACGTTCAAAGTTGTGAGGTGTTTCATAATATCCGTTACTATTTTTTGTAGCTTTTGAATGTGCTTTAATAACAATCACATCACTTGTTTTTAAATCAGTGTAAAACTGTACAAATTTATTACTATTATTATCTGCATTAAAAGTATAGTCTACACCTTCGGTTTGAAATATGTTATTGACATAAACAAGAACTTTTAAGTCTGATAAATTATTACTATTATCAAACATATCAATAATATAATTATTTGTAGATTGTTGACCAGTATATTTACGTATAACATATTGCTTACTTAGATATGGTGCTTTTACCCATCCATTAACATATTCAAAATCTACACCCTGATGCTTATATTTTCTAAGATACCCTTCTGCTGTATCTTTTGTAAAAATAACATTGTTTATTTCATATGTAAACTTTTCAGAAAGTAAACTAAAATTAAAAACAATATCGCCTGTATTTGTAATGTTTTTGTATGCTAACGGAAAGCCTAATTCAGCATCATTTATACCTTCACCAACTTTATAATTATAAACTCTATTGCCTGTGAAATCACTGTTAGGATATGTAATCGAGTCTGCAAATGAAACTCCTGTATCATCATACAAATCAAACAACGGTGCTTGATTGACTCCAGTTTTGTCTTGCGCTAATTTCCAAGTAGTACCATCGAAATAATACATATTTCCTGCTTGTTTATTTCCGCTTGTAATTAACACAGTATCATTTTCTAAAGGATTAGTATCTGTAGTTTCTACTAAACTTATTTGGTTATTTCCTTTAAAATCAAAAAACTTAACTTGAAAGATTTTACCGTAAACAAATGGATCAGTATCATTGATAAACATCACTCTTTGTCCGTCTGCAAGTTCTACTCCGTCAACACTGTATCCTGTTTTTCCTTCTATCTTTGATTTCACATCATTTGTATATGTGTCGATTAAATCAATATTATCTTTTGCTTGAGTACCAAAATTATATAATTTTAAGCCTGCGTCAAATTCAATAATAGGACGTTTTGCTCGTAACTCTTCGTTCAGGTCAAATACTTGATTGTTTAACCTAGCACTTAGTTCTATCACATCTTTGTGGAACCAACGGTTGTACCTAGCCCAAGGATTTCTATCTGCACTAGCTTTGTTTACAACAATGTAATCTTTTGTGCCTGGAAAACTTTTTGCATCACTGTAAGGCACTCTATCAAATCCATTTGTATCAAATGGTACCTGTGTATCATTTGTAAAAATAGCAGGCACGATTAAATCTTGTGCATTAATTAATTTTATTTCATCTCCAACGCCTTCTACATAATAAACACCGCTTGCATATTTTGCAGGAGTTACATTGCCAATAAAATACACTTTCATTCCATTGCTAAAGTCCCATCCATCAGCCGTTGTATAAGTTCTTTTGTTTAAAATTTCCTCTTCAACATTGATAACAGAATTTTCGTCTATATTTCCAATTATTAATCTAGTGCTTACATTTAAATCATACTGACTAACAAAATACAATGTATCAGGTGCATTTTCAGGAATAGTAAACTCAAGAATACCTTTTTCAATATAATCCTGTGCAACAAAATCAGCTTGATTTAATAATGTGTCATCTGTATCAGGAAAAAGTGTTACACCTTCTGTGTATGTTTGATTTAAGATAGAACTATCATCTAGTCTTTCATTTGGATCAACACCTCTATACAAAGCTATTGTTAAAGGATTATTAGGAGCATCGATTAAAAATCTATAGGTTTGTCCTCTATATAGTTTTAAATTTGGATTTTTTGTAAGTCCGTCAGGATGAAATAATAATGATATTTCATTATCCTCTTCTA